CACCCGTGCCAACACTGCCCTTATCCCCTCCGAGTCTTACTTGAGAGGCAACATGAACTTGATTCTTACTGGTGCTGCTACCAGTTCCTGCTTAGAGTCGTGCGGATGGCACCAGTTCATCCAGAGAATCCGTGTGTTCCATGGCTCCAATTTATTAGAGGATATTGATAACTATGGCCAGTTGGCGAAAATCCTGTATGACTACCAGGCGCCCGAAGATACCGTCAAGGGTCGCTTTTCCATTACCAGTGGAACCAATGAGGAGTTCAGTGCTGTTGGTGTTGCTGCTGCTGCTTTATTGAATACCCGCTCGGTCAACAGAGGTCGTGCTCTTGGTGCTCTTGGTGCTGCCACTCACACTTTCCCCTTTGCTATCAACTTGGTTTCCCTTGTTGGTGCTTTGGCGGGTGAGAAGTATCTTCCTCTCTGGGAGATGACTGCTGCTCCCCTCCGTGTAGAGATTGTGCTCCAATCATCCCTCATCCGCTCTATGATGGTTGAAGGTGGAACTGGTCTTAACTTTACTGCCACAGGAATCAACTACTGCGGTGAGTTCTTAGAACTCCCTGATAGTGCTGTTTCTGCCATCAAATCTGGTTCTTCCAGTCCGATGCAGATGGTTCTGCCTTCATACAGGTCATACACCAACTCTGCCTCTGTTCCTGCCACCACACAAACACAAGTGTCTTTCCCCATCCCCGCCAAGTTCAGTTCCCTCAAGAACATCTTTGTTGCTTCTAGAACTACTGCTGGTTTGGCTGCTCAATACCCTTCGTCCCACTGCGCATTCGGTGTTGGAAGTGCCAACTCCATCGGATACCAGTTCAGAGTTGGGTCTGAAGTTCTGCCATCCACTGCCCCCACTTCGTTCCCTGAAATCTACAATGAGGCGGTTAAATGCTTCGGTTCCCTTGCTGATTTACAGGTTCAGCCATCAATTGATAACACCGCATTCACACTCAATGCTCCCAACACCGTTGCTGGTTTGGTAGAGGCATCCACTGAGGATTCCGGTGCTTTCTTGATTGGCATTGACATGGAGATTTACCAAAATGCTGATAAATCGAGCATATTCAGTGGAACCAACACTAACACCAGTGATATCTTCGCTATCATCAACTACTACACTGCTGGTGCCGTCACTGTGCTCCAGACTGCCTTTGCTGCCTACGACCAAGTTTTGGTCTATGAGAACGGTGTCTGCTATGCCAGATATTAAACCGTAATATCATAATAAAATATTCAGTTATTATAATATGAACCAAGAAGTAGCAAAATTATGGCTCTATGGAGCAAATTTGACAACCACACAATCAAAAATCGGAATAAGAAGTTCCGACTTACGCAGTTATACATTTATATTTGATTTACGGTTAGTTTTAGGCGAAACGATGTTTCAAAAATATGATGAATTTAAAGTTTATATAGGCTATGAAAACGCAGTAAGTTCTAACAATGGTTTGGCTACACTTTATCAAAATGGTTTGAATATAGTTCAATCGTCATATCAAGGCAAACAAGCGGGATTTGAGACGGCAATTAGTGTTTTTAATCAGTTTCAATATACAAATGATGGAGTCGGAAATATAGGAAAACCATCAAATACAAAAGAGTTTATTCTTATAAAACCAAATAACACACAAGTGACACTCAATTTCACATCTATCCCTGATGTTACTACAGCGACTTTGTTCGTTCAATCATTTTTCCTTACATTTGTTCCATTTGTTAGAGATAAGATTTATAAAAACCCGTTCAACTATTTGTATCAAAATGAATTGGCAAACTTCACATTAACAACGCAAATCTTATCGGCAGGTGCTACAAATGCTTTTGGAACAATGAACTCAACATTCACAAATTTTACTTTTACGAATGTAAATATGCGACGCATAATTGGAACGCTATGGGATAAATATAATAAGTTCAATTTGGTTTGCTTGAATGTGGGAATAGGAAATGTGGCATCGGCACCAAGTAATGAACAGCGATTTTTATGGTTTCAAATAGAAGGACTCCAATTTATCAATTGTTTAAGCACAACTACGACAGCATCATATTCGCAAAGTGTAGCATATACATCAACATTTCAATTTCGTCCAGGGGCATCAGTTGCTGATGGAGATTGTTTTGCGGTGCCTGACGGTTTAATCAGCTTTAGAAAACCTGAATCAGAGACAGTAGATTTAGCGTTTCAACTCTTTACGGCGGCATTGGGAGGACGGGCATTTAATAATCAATTCAATCAATTCAGTTTGACATTTGCCGTTGTGGGAATCAAAGAGTAGGGAACCAAGGTATTCAGCGAAGCTTACGCCCTACGACCCCTCCTTTTTAAAGGGAAAAAGCATGGAAAACCCGTAGGTTTGTCCAGAATTAAATATAATGATAATATAAATGCTTAGTGAAAGTGGTTCATTAATATTATCAACAACTTCAACAACAAATCCGTGTACGATTAATGCGGCAAAGTCAGATTTCACATTCTCAAATATTAATATGCGAAATGTGCTTGGTGCTGCGTGGGATAAATATGATGTGTTTTGTATGAAAGTGACGGCAGCAGCGGTTACTGGAACACTGACACTGGCAGGCTCTGGTTTCGGAGTCATCTGTTACAATATGGCGGGTCTTACTTGGGAGAACGTCCATTATGATACAGCATATATGAGTCAACAATTTGTGGCAATTGCGGTTTTTAATGTTCAGGCAACAACTCAGCAACAAAATCAATTAATTTCAAATACGGGTCAAAGTTATAATTTTCGCAAATGTGGCGATGTAGTTGATTTAAACTTCACAATTACAAATGTAAATAATACTGCTACTGGACCTAGCACATTTGGAATCGTCGGAGCAGGAAATATTTACAGTGATGTTTGCTTTCATTTGGTATTTGAACCAGTCATACCAGGTGAAATGAATGAGTGCGCGTTTTTTGGATTTAATACTGCATCAACAATAACATCGCAAGTGGGTCGCACAGTAAGTTCAGACCGCAAAGAGTATAATTATCCTGCGTTTGATATGAGACGCTTGTGCCGTAATTTCTGGGATAAACATGAGAATTTTGAAATCCAAATGGCGTTTTATAATAACTTAGGCATAGGAACACCAGCAGGAAATGCCAGAACTTGTCTGTTTCAAATGAATGGACTCAATTTCGTGAATAGTGCTACTAAGAACAGCAATAACACAGATAGACTGGGAATGACTACGGAATCTCCAATATTAGGAACTATTGTTTTCTCAAATTCGGCGTCAGGTCACGAGGCTTTAATGGCATACCCAGTTGCCCCAGTTCAATTCAAACGAGATGGCGACAATGCAAATCTCACAATTAATTTGAAAAACAATGAAAACTCGGCACCATTTGCTTTCACATTCACCGGCACCAATCCAACTTGCGTTATTGGATTTTTCATAAAACCCATTTACAAAGTGGAGAAAGCAACACTGTTTATAAACACGGCAGGACTTACAACAACAGAAACAAATTTGGGTGTGATAAATGCTACTTCAACACAATTTACCCTGAATAATATAAATATGCGTCAATTGTGCCGTTCAATGTGGGACAAATATAAGAAGTTCAATATATTTTTAACGGGAACAACAAGTAACTCTGGGGCAGTAGTGGGTGTTAATGCTTCCTATATTTTACAAATGGAGGGATTGAATTTCATCAATCAGACGGCGTATATAACGGGCACAGGTCAAACCCAAACAGCGACATTGGGGACTATTTCAATAGGGGGCGCCTCAACAACACCAAGAAGCAATGGATATCAAAGCGGAATAGTCACATCATTTTATAAAGACCAAGATTTTGTAAATTTAACGCTGAGAGCGTTGCCTATTGCACCAGGCACGCCAATAAGCAATTTTGTTATAATATGTGGTTACACCTTCACAATCGTGGGTTGTGAAGAAGATGAAGACCAGGCTGAAGAGTTTACTCAGAACCGGATGAAATAAAGTCTTGGTGGCGATTTGTTTTGAGATGCTTTGCTTTATTAGTATAACTATATTTCCCCCCACAATCACAGTTAGTTTTATTTTGACACTGTTTCGCACTTCGTTTTTGTAAATCTTCTTTCAATTCATCATCAGTTCTATATGCTTTTCTCATATTCAAAAGTGCTTTATATTCCCTTCGCCAATATTCTTCTCTGATATGTGCTTGTTGCTTTGTTTCACATTCAAACTCTTCCACTGGCGTTATTTCGCAACAATCCCAACCGCCATTAGCACGAATATGTTGGTATAGTTTTTTATTGTAATTCGGATTATCTTCAACATTACAAGCAGTTTTATGCTGCGTTTTCCGATGTTTTAAATCTCGTGTGCTTCCAATGTAATCCTCACCAGCAATACTTATTTTGTATATCGTATATATCATCTTATATATACTATATGTCTCCTTTTTATACCTTTTTATACAAAAATATCAGACCCCTTAATGTTTTCAATATTGTGTGCATTAAAACTATCTATGGCACCAGCAAGAGCAATTTGTCGTGGGTCTTTTGTAAACAAGGCCGGTAAGATTTTACTAGTATGGGGATTTGCTAATGTATGGACGTGTTGATTCCAAGCAGTAGTTCCACTCACCACATCACCTGCGGTTCGGTAAATATTGCGATTAGGACCGCCCTTGACCTTAGTTCCAATTGTTGAACCAGCATCAAGGGCATAAACCTTGTCCGACTTCTTGGCGATATCCTGTGCGATTCGCCCCCCAAGGCTGTGCCCACTTATGCTCACATCCGCAGGATTATATTTTGCTTTTGCTTTTTTCAATGTTTCATCCGCATCTTTATAACGTGTAGTATCTTTGAATCCCCCAAATATATTTTCATAACCGCGGTCGAAACCCTTCTTCCATGCGTCTGGGAGAAGTTTCTCAATCCCTCTCTCAATAATAGGTTTGCCTTCGTTTTTTCGAATGCCAAGAGCAAGTTTCAAATCGCTATTTACCCAATCGGTCAAATTGTGCGACCCCGTGACGTTGTAGAGGAGCTTCTTGCTTTCGGGATTGAAATACACCTGCTGATTCTCATTGCTCAGCTTTTTGTCTATCTGGTAACCGTATTTGGAAATCTCTTCCCCTTTTTTCTTATTTCCTGATAAATAGCCAATGCGAAGACTATCATATAGACTAACACCAGGCCGGTTTGAATTGGGGATAGCATTGCTCATAGATATATAATTGAATTATATATTTATTGTTCTTTCTTGGCTAAAATCTCCTCCAATGGTGTTCGCTTGGTAGCTTCGCGATGCCATTCTTCCACCATATAATAGAGGGAAGGGAATTGTTGTAAAAGCCCAGGAAATGCGCGTTCAAACAAGCGTTCGTAGTATTCAATGTGGAGATGCTCGTTGACACCGAACCGTTCTGGGCCAAATGTAAAGTCAGCCTCTATTAGTTTATATACCAAACTATCTGGCAAGTTCTCTAAATCAATAACATATTCTCTTTCATCTTCAATTACAAAGTCGGACATATATATTATTCAATAGAAAGATTTATCAAATCATCGAGTTTTTGAACCATATCCTTATACATGCCACCTTTGTTTGAATATAGTGATTCATTGGCATCTAGGGCAAAGACTAATATAAAGTCGTCATAGTAATCACGCATAGTTTGTGGGTCAGTTTTTTTAGTATTTGGTGGTAGAGGTCCAAGCCCGTTTAATCGCAAAAATTCATTTCTATTAGGTTTGCCTTTTTTTACTCCACCAAGACCTCCAATTTTACCAATAGGTTGGAAAGGCTGACCACCGCCACTTGTGGGAATACCCTCTTCTTCCTCTCCAGTCCCAGCAAAAAATTCAGTTTGAACAGCAGGTTTAGATTGTGGTCCGCCTTCATTAAGGCTTTGTGTAAAAGTTTCCTCTTGAACATCTGGCAATAAAATTACAGAAGATTGTCGCACCGGTTCCGAGGAAGCACCAAACTTCCCAGACCGAATATCAGCGAGACCACTTTCAAGTTGTCCAAACTTTCCTGCGGCCGCTGTTGCCAAACCGCCAACTAATCGCTCTTGTTGTCGAACATCCTCTAATCGTTGTTGTGCTACCTCAGCTCGTAAAGCCGCAATACCCGCATTATTCCTCTCCTGAATATCCTCTATTTCTTGTTGGCTCATACCGGGTTCAATTTGTCTCAACGCAAACAGATTGGGGTCGCCCCGCGCAGGTTCCCCTTCCAGAGAAGTCACAGACCCGACCATGTCGTTGTCTTGCCGTATATCGGAAGCGGATTTAGAGGATTTTCTCTTTTTGGGTT